ACCCGGATGCGAAGCCATCGTGTCGGTCGCAGCGGGGGTGTTAGACGCGAACGCACCGTACAAACCAATGTACCAAGTGGTGATCTGAGTTACGCTGGTCAGCGCGGTGCCGCACATGTATTGCAACCCCGCGTTGACCACGAGGTTGTGGTTCTCATCTTCCCACTTGAGATCGCCGTCTTTGCCAAAGCACTGGACCTTGAACTTACCCATAGCCGTCATTTCTTCCCCTGAACGGGTACTTGCCGAAAGACTGGTGATAACCGTATCATTAGAAACAGCTTTTTCGTTAGACATTGGGTGCCCCTTAAACAAATCGGATGAGTGACGATGTGTCGCCTGTTGCGGGCATCGGCACAGTAAAAGTTGTGACAGAAGTCTTGTCAGACCCGAAGTCTAATACGCAAATGGCAACATTGCTCCCGGCCTTGTAAATCAGTGCGCCACGCGCAGTAATCACTCCGGCCCAAGACGGCGAAGAAAAGTTAACGGACGCCGGACCGCTGATGGCCGTTACAAGCCGCCCGCCCGGTGCATAGTTGCCGCCCGTGGCCTCGCCTACGGATGTGTAGGCAGCGGTGCTCGCGGTTAGTGTTGCTGCGTTGGTGTACAGCGCCAAGTAAAACGTGTCCGTGGCAAAGTTGATCGTGCCATTATTGAAGCCCGTCTTCAGCGTATTACAGGCAAAGTTTCCTGTAAACGCCATCAGGTCACCGCCTGCCTGTATTGACCAGACCGGTAAGCATCCTGACGCTCCATACCATCAGCCAGACGTTTGGCCAAAGCAAGTGCTTCCTTGTACTTAGCATCGTACCCAGAGATGATGTCAGCCTCACCCTTCATGAAGGTGTACGCCTCAACCAGCGAACCATAGAGCAGCACCGTGTCAAAGTTGTCACCCAGCCAAGTGGTACCACTCGGGTTGTTGGCTGTGTCGGCGATCGACACTGGGTAGTAGTAATAGTGCAGCTCAACGGTGTAGTTTGAGTTTGGCTTAGGGCCAAGGATAAACGACAGCTCGTTTGTAATGGTTGGAGAGGCGCCGCTTGTTGTGGTTGGGCCAAACAACGCGTAATACTTGGGCACGCCTGTGCTGGAAGGGCTGGGGTACGCCTCACGGATGAAGTTCACATCCTTGTTCAGCAAGTACACATAGTTGCCGGAGGCGTCAATTACCGCCAAAGAATACACCGCTAAAAAGTCGCCGGGTGAAGACAAGTACGGAGTCGATGGGGACACAACGCCTGTCACGTTCCTACGAACGGATGGAAACTGCATCGAGTTGTAGATGCGCTGCTCAGCCTGCTTGATGAAAGTGTTGATCTGTGTCGTTGCGGACACAGTCGAACCGTCAGCCAAGAACACCACCGGAAATTGATTTTCCGTGTAGGTCTGAATAGTGTTGAACAACTCGGTGTAGTTCATGCCATTGGGCCTCTGGCCATCACGCCCTTAGTGGCCGCGCCTGTACCGCGAATTTTCATGCCGCTGGTTTTGGTGCCGTCAGCAGCGGGGTCACCGGCACTTACGCGCATTGCGACAGTGCGGGGGGTGATTTGTTTAGAGGACAGAGTATTTGGGTCTTGTACGACCTTTGTATCCGTACCGGCCTTACCATCCATCGTGTGGGGCTCAGCGTAGACGCTGGCCGGACCAACTTCTTTGCCCATCATTTTTTGACTGTATTTGGCCATGATGACCTCACTTCTGGTTGTTGGCGCGAGCCATGTTGCGGCCAACGGCACGCATGGCTTTACCTGTTACGCCTGCGCTGCCCTTCATTGTCTTTGGGGGCACTTTTGGGCCGTCATTGGCCATAACTTTGGCGCGAGTTTTGCCTCTGGAAGCAATGCCGTCTGCTGCTGATTTGTATGCCATGATGGCTCCTTGTGTCGTTGTTTAGACTATCGTCATGTACTGCGCGTACGTGACTGGGTTAGCAAGCATGTAGGGATTCATGACTTGCTCAATGTATGCGATCTGTGAGGCGTTTGTCAATGTGCCGTTGATCCATGCAAGGTACGCATTACGATCCGCAGTCCCTACGCTAGCAGCGTTTACAATGGCCGCAAGCGATCTGCCATTGATTTTTGTTGTTTTAAACTGCGTTTCTTGCGGCTGAAAACCAACAACCGCGTCGAGAATAGCTGCGGGCACTGGGGTAGGGTTGAGTTCTACCTGTAGAACCAAGTTGTTTGGCGTCAAAGCAGCGGCAAATTGTTGAGAGCCCCCAACTGGGTTCCAGCCCCACTGAAAGATACGACTACCCTCACTCAATGTGCCGTCCGATGCAAGCCCGGAGGTAATGTAGCTACGATCTGGGCGTGGGTTGCGCAAGCCCTGTGGATCATCTACCGGATACATACCCAGTTGAAGCTGCGGGTGGTCGGGGTCCCAGCATTCGTAGCAGACCAAGAGATTGTAGTTCTTGGTCTTGATGATCTCCGTACGCAGTTGCGTGAGCTTATACCGCTGGCCACAACGGTCGCACTCGGCAATCGCGTTCTTGCCAGAAGCAAAGCGGTTTCCCATTAGAAACCACCAATGTACTGCTGTCGAGGGACAAAGCGTACCGCCGCTTTCTCCCGATCTTCCTCGGAAGCCAACATCCACGCTTCGTCGTACTGCTGCTTGAGCATACCTAGTCGCTCGCCGCCATTGGGAAGCTTCAACGCCAAGTAATACGACAAGCCAGCCACCATAACGGGGATAAACCGGAACGGCATGTCCATTGTGTTCACGCCATCCCCAGCGTTCTGGATGCGGCGCAGCCTCCAATACACGAATGTGTACACCTGCGAATTGTCAGGAATGGGCCAGACAGTAATCCTTGGGGCATCGGTCAAGCGTTCAATCCACACTTGAATAGGGCGGGCTTGTTGCAACTTGTTAGGCAACGTGGCGTACGTAGACACACTGATACGAGTGATCGTGAGGTCTGCTTGCGTAGCTGAATTGCCCGCGTTCGTTCGTATGACGTGTTCTAAGAGATCAACCGTGTCGGCGGGGAGGTTGTATGTCGCCGTACCGGGCACCAGCGTGATGCTGCCCTGCTCGTACGTGAACATGTTCAAGCCCTTGTTTGCCCACTCAGCAAACATGATGTTCAACGAACGCCGCGCCGTTCTTAAGTCATAACCCGTGCGTAGCTCCGAACCCGCACGCTCGAACGCTTCCTCCACGATCTCCGTGAGGTCCATGTTGAATGTAGCGACGCCGGATGTTGCCATTATCTAAAACCTGCTGTTTTCTTTGCGATGGTTTTGGGTTGGGCCACGAATTGCTTCCCAGCTTTTTTGCCAGCGCGTTTGGCTTTTGTGGTAGCCGCGTACTCAGCGGGTGACAACGATTTGATAGCCGCCTCTGGCAAGTATCGCTCCCCCGTCTTGGAAGACGGTTTGCCGGACTTGGTGCGCCATTTTTGGTCCCCCCAGTCCTTGAGCGATTTCTGCGGTGCTTTCATATCAGTCTCGATAGCCGCCGCCAGCAGCCTTATATTTCTTGGCCACAAGCTGCGCTTTTCTCGCGCTCCACTGCCCAGCACCCGTGCCTTGCGTCGCCGCAGCTTTGACTTGGCTTACGATCCGCTTACGCATTTCTGGCTTGGTATAGTTTCCGGCCTCGTTGACCTTAGACTTAACCTTCCCGCCTTCAGCGTACTGCATGAAGTCAGTATCGTCCCTACGGGCAGTCTTCTTACCTTTGGGCATTTTGCTGGGGGCCATAGCCCCCATGCCACGGCTGGCCATCATGTCAGCACATCTTGCCACGGGTTTTGCCCCGTGACGCAATGCCATCAGCCGCACGAACATAGCCACCGTTAGCCATTTTCTTTGACCCAGGAGTGGCGGGCGCGGGGGCAGTATTGGTCAGCGACTTGTTGTACGCATCTTCCAATTTAGGAGCAGCCTTCTTGTCTTTGGCCTCCTGCATCATTTGCTTTTCTTCGGGGGTCATTTTTTTGTCGGACATGATGTTTCCTTTCAGCACTTGCCGCCGCGTTTCATCGTTTTAGCCGCGCCGCCCTTGGCCAGCTTAGTCATTTCCGCGCCCTTGTGCAATCGGCCTTCGTGTTTGTTCACGGCCTTCTGCATCATGCCTTTGTCCTGCTTCATATCGGCTTTGGCCATGCCGCCTTTGGCCATTTTGCCTTTGCCGTCAGCAGCAAAGCTAGGGACCATTTTGCCGCCTTTGTTGACCATAGCCATACCACCGTCTGCGTAACCTTTTTTCATAGCTCCACCTTCTTTAAAAAAAGCCCCTTTGCCATGATCGGTTTTGGGGTTGTTGATAGTTTGCCGGTCAGCGCGAGTACGCACGCTAGACCGGAGCTTTAGGGCTTTATCCGCTTTAGAAAAATCTTGCCCAACGGACTGCGGCACGCCTGCTTTCTTGGCAAACTCGGGGCTGTTGGCCACCGCCGCCATGAATCTATGCTGCTTTTTACTCGTGCTCGGCATTTGGCTTTTTCCTGCGGATCAACTCCGCGAAAGGCTTACCGGAAACCATTTCAATAATCCGCATCAGCGTCCACACCGCGCCAATCAAGCCAAACACTGGCGTGAGTAGCTCCAAGAACGAGCCAATGGCCGCAAACACCGAGACAATATCCACGGTGTTTTTTACAAGGTCTGTGTTCTGGCTCATGTCAGCATTTCCATCTTGCAAGAGAAGCCGCCTTGCGGGTAGGCTTGCCCTTCTCATCTTTCATGGGTCCCGGCATACCACTCATGCGGGCGCAGAACGAATCCTTGCGCTTGCCGCCTTGCGGTTGCGGGGCTTTGAGGTTGCTACCTGTAGCCGCGTTGTACTTAGCACGGCCCTTGGCAGTCAACCCCGCCCCCTTGGACACGGGGAGCTTTTCACCGCGTCCAACAGCAAGAGAGGGGGTTTTCTTAGCCATAGAACACCGTGGCTTTAGCCGAGGTAGGCAACGTGACATGAATGTTCGTGCCAAACAAAATGCCTTCGCCGGGAATGAGTAAACCGATTGGCTGTGTACCTGTCCCGATGTTGAACTGCAAGCGAATTGCGCCACTTGCACCGCCGTCACGGAAAATAATATCCCCGGCTGTCCCGCCAGAGATGCACTGATAGCCTTTGAGTCGGTTACGACCAGACACTATAGTGCCTGTGGCTTCAGTGTGCGCCGCTTGAACGTCATACTGCATACCCATAATCAATCTCCTTTAAAAAGGGGGGCCGAAGCCCCCGAGATCAATTAGTCGAAGTTACCAAATGGGTAGGTAGTAGTCGTACCAATATTGCCATCTGGTTGGACGTAACGCAGCGTGAAGTAGTAAGTGCCACCCGTGATTGCCACGTTCGTGCCGTTGATGTTGGCAATAGTGAACACAATTTGCGACAAAGCTTGGTTGCCGTTCACACCCACAATGTCGGTGGATGTAGCTTGCTGGTTAGCCAACTGGGTGGCAGTAAACGTGTTCAGTGACTGACGGCCAACGGCAGGGGAAGTCAATACAGCAGTCTGCGCATAGGTGCAGGTACCTGCGGCGGCAACGTAGTTATTGCTTACGTTGACTTGGACTGAAGTCAAGGTGCCGCTGGTGAAAGTTGTGACCACACCAATGTCAACAAAAATGTCAACAATCTTGCTTCCTGCGGGAATGTACATCACCGCGCCGCGATACACAGTAGCAGCGTCGGCGGGAACGGTAGCAGCGGTCAGGGTCGCAGATGCGGAGTTGGGGGTGTAGACAGTAGCTTGGGCGTTGGGAATGCCGTTTGACTTAACAAACACGCCAGCAGAAGCGCCGCCGTAGCCAGCAGTGTTTGCAGTGGTGTTTGCAATGTTTAAGGCTGCGCTTTGCACCAAGTTTACGTAACCTACGTTACGGAAAGGGCCAAAACGGTTGTCGCCTGCAAGAATCGGGCCATCGAAAGTAGAACGTGCCATGACAAAAAGTCCTTATGCAAAAGTACCTTACCAGTCGTTGCATCGTCTGCTGGGGCAGTGGCGGTAAGGCGGATTACCCAGATGCGGACAATATACACCAAAAGAAAAAGGGGCACAAGGCCCCTTTTTCTACTGCAACCGGATCAGAACGAACCGGAAGAAGCAAACACACCCAATGGGTCAGACCAGCCGAACGAATAACGCTCGCGGGCCTTGTAACGGACGTTGCCGGTGTCGAAGTCGCCGTCCATGCTGTTTTGCAGCGGGGTACGGATAAAGTGCTTCATACCGTTGGGCACGTCAGTCGTCAAGAACCAAGCGTTGTTGTCGGTCAAGAAGTGGTTGACGCAGTAGCCTTCTGGGATAGCGCCGTTGTTCTTGATCGCGTTGATGTCGTTGTTGTTAGTACCGACGCGGAGTTCGGTTTCCAACAGACGAGTAGACACGAACTGCAAGCTTGGGGGGACGATCAGCTTCTTAGGCTTAGCGGCGATCAGCAGGCCACGCTCATCAGTCCAAGCGGCGATCTGGATAACGGCGGCTTCCAAAGAAGTCTCGTTCAGGTCAGCTTGGGTAGATGGGGTGTTGCTGTTGGTATCGCCGTTGACCAGCGGGTGCGCAGTGCTGAACAGAGCAACGCCATCGCCACCGGGGTAAGCGGCAGAGAAACCGTTGTTCAGAACAGCAGCAGCTTTGACCTGCTTGGTATACGCCATAGCACGAGCCAGACCCTTGGTGTAGCGAGCAGACAAGCTGTCGTACAAGTTATCTTCGATCGCTTCTTCAGTGATCGAGAAACCCAAGGCAATGGTCTCGTGGTTGTAGCGAGTGGTCCATGCTTCCTGTGCATTGTCATAAGCGATGGCGGAACCCTCGGCCTTGACAGGAGCAGCGCTGAAGCCGGAGAGTTTGGTCTCCTCTTCAAAGCTACGCTCCGAGGTCTCGGTCTCGTAGATTTCCTTGTGCTCTTCGCCGTAGCGGGCGTACTCCAGACCGAACAGGGCGTTCAAACCGGGGAGCAGCTCTTTGAGCAGTTGTGCGCGTGAAATTGCCATTTTGAGTTACTCCTTATTAAGCGGTTGCAGAGCTGTAATAGCCATGCACCAACAAATTCACCTTCACCAGAATTTCTGGGAAGACCGTAAAAATTACAGTCGAAGAAGATGGAATGGCGGTCACTGAGCCGGGGACTGCAATTGCTGCGTTCATCGTAACGCTGGTAGCACCAGCACTTGCGGCGGTATCAACAAAAGAGCCAGTGTTAATCACTTGACCGTTAGAGGCCAAATAAGCAACGCTGGTACCCACGGGGATGGCTTGCGGCGAACCACTACCAGTCAAGGTAATGGTAGCGCCAGACGAACTGCCTGTAGCCGTGAAGCTATAAGAAGTATCGGGCACAACGCCAACGCAACGGACCGGCAGGATTGTGGTAACAGGCGTATCGGAGGGGGCCAACACAGCGTTTGCAGAGTTACCAGTGTTCACGTTGCCCGTGTTGTCAATCATCGAAAGGTTGGTGCCAACCATTGCCAAGCCGCCAGAAGCCACGGTGGTGCCCGAAGAGCACACAACAGCTTTGAAGACAGTGTCAGGATCGTCAGACACAATAGCTTCAGCATCGCCAGCCAAAGTTCCGGTGGGCCAGAACTGCTGAAATTGCTTCTGCTTGGTGACTGGGTTTGTAAACGAACAACCCAGGAAAATACCGGTTACTTGGTTTACACCAGTACCAGTCGAAACGGCTGCGCGGGTAATGAAACCACGCGACAACACCACGTAATCACCATAGAAGATGTTCGTAGCATAGCCGTACTGAATAGGCAAGTTGCGAGTAGAACCCGCAAAGACTTGCCCACCGATCAAATTGATCGGCTTAAGGCCGTAAGGGGCCGCGACCACGGGATAAGCCATTTAAGACTCCTTAAAAATTTAGGAACCAGAACCAAAAGTGACCTTGGTGCTTCGTTCAGAGAACTTCTGCATCCGAGGGTCGCTCTCGCGAAGAAAAGCGTTGTCCACTGAATCCATTTGAGCCTTGTTCTGCGCGGAGTAATACGCCTCGCGTTGTTTAAGGAACTCTGAAGGAATACGGCAGAGCAACAGTCCACCCACTTCAATGCCGCCCTTAAAGCGACCTTCAGTGGTAGCGTGCATCATTAGCTCGGGATATTCTTCCGCTTTCACGGGTTCGTACCCTTCGCGTAGCTTACTAGAGATATTACCGGCGTCAGCTTGGCCCATCATGCTGATACGGACGTACCTGTGCGTCCAGCCCGGACGTTGGTCGGGCATTGGCAAGGTCTCGGGTGCACGCCACGCTTGGGGACGTTGGAACGTCACTTCGCGGGAGTCCAGCTCACGAGTCATCCGATTCTGCGATTTGGTTTGAACTTCAGTCATATTTATTCACCTCTATTAAGCATGGCAACCTGTTTGGCGTAAAGTTCCAAAGGAACCCCAAGACGGCGAGCGATCGCTGCTTCGGATGCCTTTAGTCGCATACGACTAGGCGGAGTGCTGCGTGAAGCCGGGGCTACAACGGCAGCAGGTTTTGTTGCACGGCGCGGAGGTTCTTCCTCGTAAGCCGGTTCTGACCTCTTTCGTGGAGGCGGGTCATTATCTTCCTCATCGCTCCGATCACTCTCAAAGTGCTCGGGAAAACGCTTGCGCATAGTGCGGTCGATAGTCTTGAAATACTCATCGCTACCAACGTAGTCGGAACCATACTCTCGCTGCAACCTTTTGTCAATGCCCATCGCAGTCATGGTCATTTCTTCGTCCTGACCCCACCAATCTTTATTGGCATCAACCCAACGCTGTGTGCGTGGGCTGATTTTGGTGGCTTCCTGCTTGGCGGGCTGAAACTCTTTATCCTCCACTTCGATCGGCTTCATAGTGGTGGCGCGGTCGAGCTTCAAAGTAGCCTGTGCAACCTCTGCTTGCGCATCAGCCAGCCCATCAGAATCACCCGAATCATAGGCTTCTTTGAACCGGCGTTTAGCTGCTTGCAGCTCAGTTTCAGCGGCAGACTTGGAGGTTTCAATATAAGCTTTGCTGCCCGTGGACAACTGCTGCTGGAGTTTCTTGTTCTCCTCGAACACCTGACGGGCAAACGTCTCAGCAGCCTCGCGCTCGCGCACGGCTTCTTCCTTGGCGCGGCGCTCGTCGTGGTAG